GCCCAAGTGATCTTTTTCAGAGCACCGGCAACTGACGTTTGTACGAACGGCACGTTGTCTGTATCGGCAACCGCTGCCGCAGATGCAGCAGTAACAGACGCCTCTACCGATACCACATAATCCGTGCCCGCAGACGCAATGGTAGGTGTTCCGGTCGTGCTGAGCTTGAGCAACCCGCTACCACCTACGGCATCTAGCGCAGTACCTGACGCATTGACGTAAATGATCTTGTAGGCGTTGCCGGTAAGCATCGGTAGCTTGTTGAAGCCGGCAGCAATTGCCGAAAACTCAGATCGAATCGGAGGCGACGTTAGATTGGATGCTTGCGTCGGCGTGCCGGTGACGTTATAGAAATCGTTTGACATTATCGCAACCCTCGCCTCGGTGTGTAGTGAATAATCAGACTGTTGATTGTGAACGGTGCGGTGTAGTCGTTATTGCTGGAAAATGTCACGGCAATATTCTCTGCGGTGCCTGTAAGTTCGACTTCTTTTGGAAGCAACGAGCTACCATCCCATACAAACCCGCTATCCCATGTCAGGCCGCTATCCCATTGCCCGACCGAAAACTCAGATGCATACGTGGCAGTAACCTGCGGAGCAATCTCCGTCGAACCGTAGCCAAGTGAATAGCCGACCGCGATCGGCGCGTATCCCGAGCCTGTTATCTCAGCCGACGCTTTCCTGAACCGCTTCAGGATGCGCGGTCCGCGAATGGCATCATAATTCAACGTGACATACGAATTGATCGCCGCTCCGTCAAAACTCGTACCAACGTCAAGCTGATGCACGTACCCGTCATTCGAGCCGAAGTACGTGACCTCGTTGCCATTGCCATCCTCTCCTTCCCATGCGCAAAACACAGGGTCGGGAAAATAGACAGGCATGGTGCCGAGGTATTTGTCATTGGCGATGGTGTTGTAGAGCGCGTATCCGTTCGAGAAGAAAATGCGATATTGACTGCGCTCACGATTGACACAGCATGCTTGGCCGAACTGCCGGTTGGTGACGATGAACGGACGGATATTGAAAGACAATGAGGCTTGGTCGAAATTGCCGTAGGAAAGTGTGGCGTTAAGCCCCATGACGCCACGATCATCCAGCGAATAGATACCAGCCATGTTACAAGCCGTGTAGTCCAGTGCTCCAACCCCGTTGTTGTATGTCACAAGGCTGAAATTGGCTGCCGATGATCCGTACAGAATCAGAGTGTTGTTGCGTGTCTGCACCAGCAACGCCCCGCCGCTCTGTGATCCGGGCAACAGGGCGAGATTCGTGATTGTCTCGCCAGCCGATATTTCGGCAGCGCCAAGCACTGCGGTCCATCCGAAGGGATCGCCGATACCGGAGAGTTGCAGGCTGGCCGTAAATGAAAGGACCAGATAATTCTTGAACACCGCGATATGCTTCGGCGCGTCGGTCGGCATGCCTGTGGTGATAGGTGCAAGAACGTCACCATCAAACTCAAACGCCTTGTTGACTCCATCGCAGCCGTAGATGCGGGTCGAGGCTGCCGTTCCGCCGAAGTTGCCAGAAACAAATTCAAAATGCCCATTCGGTGCAAGCGCAATCGGTGTTTGCATACCAGAAAGCGTGACCGTGGCACCACCAGATAGCGTCGCCGCGCCGGCCGCAAAATTTCCACCACCACCAGACGGTGTGGTTATGACAAACGTACCGGACGCCGTTCCGGTCCATGCGCCAGATTGTTTGCAGACCCGTTTGACGGTGGCCGTTACCGCACCTTGTGTCAGCGTCGCACCATCTGCCGGCGTTGCCACAGCACCTGCTGTAAAGCTGACGGTCTTGTAGAGCGGGACGGCAACCCATCCTGCGGCACTTGACTTCCAGACATCGACAGCAGTGCCGCCAGCATTATTGCGGAATGCATAGACATTGGAACCGATCTGCATCACGCCACGCACCGGACCCGAACCAGCAGGTTTGGAGATCGAAGCGCGATAGCTGTTGGCAGCCAGCGCGCTATATACGGCCGCCAGCGAGGATGTTCCGGTCTGTCCGAGCGTTGTCGTTACGGTAGCAACCGGCGACCCGAGAACATTGAGCGTTTCACCGTCAGTGAACGCACCAGACACAGCAGTCAGCACAAGCTGCCCGGTGGATGTGGCAATAATCACACCAGTTTTGCCCGATGTCACTCCGGTAACGGTTGCACCAAGGGACACGCTGGCAGACATGACGACCGACAGAATGACATAGACAGCAGTCGATGGCGATGCGTGACCGTCGAATCGCTCATACCCTGCAATGCGGGTGTAACCACCTGTGACGTTACACTCGTAGTTGAGCGCGTCACGAGCGACACCGGGCTTCAAGGACAGCGTTGGTGTTATCAGATCGAGCCCGCCTTTGAGCGCGATCATCTCGTACATCACACGCGGCATGTCCATCGGCTTCATGCCAACGGCCCGCCCATCTGAATCATCGGCAACTGGTTGACTTCCATCTTGTCAAGCTGGATACCGTATTCATTCATGCCACGATTGTAGGCTTCACCTGCCGCCTCATAGCCGCCATAGAACATGAGCGCACGCCATACGGCCGCGATATGATATGCGGCAGGCCAGCCCGGTTCGGCGGTGTCACTGGCAAGCTCGGACGGCTTGCGGTAATAATCAATCGTCACAGTATGGTCGCCGTTCGGCACGGGACCGAACGACAGAGTATTGTCCGGCGCTATCGAAAAGACCAACGGGCGGGACTGTGCGTATCGAAGCGCACCGTAGAGGTACGAATTGCGGTAATAGTCCCACTCTACGAAGTTCATGAAAATCTCGGTAGACTGCCCGCTTGCCGTGACGTAGTTGCGCGCCGTATCGAGAGTCCATGTTGCCACGTCAGCCGCCGCCGCGTCGTAGGTGCCAGACTGACCGGCGACCGTGACGATACTGGCCGACTTGCGCATCCAGCGCCATGTCGTTTGTGCCGACTCGATGTCCATCACCGCCTGCTGAATCCAATTGACCACCCGCCCCAACTCGCCAGTCTGATTGACGGTTGTTGTCATCGGCTGCGCAGAGATGCCAGCCTCGGCAATCAACCTGTTGCAGAGTTGAAGCAATGTACTCACGGTCTTAACCCTCGGCCAGAATCTTGTTCAACCACTCGATGCCGCGAGGCGTGTCTTGCAGCACGGAGAACGGGAACTGCGAGGACAGGCTGCGAATCACTTCGTTGCGCGGATCGAGCGATTCCTCGGGCTGCTCGTGTTTGGTCTGGATGCTCATTGGCTTCGAGCGGGCCAGAACCTCGACGTACTTGCGACGCATGATCCACGGACGGCCGACCGGCACCCACTCGGCCTTGCCATTGACATATAGGTCGACAATCTTGCGGGGGTTCTTCTCGGTCAGCGGCTCGATCCGAATCTTGACCAGTTCTTCCATGAACATCAGTTCGTCAAAGTCGTTCTTGGTGAGCGACGCGGCGATTGGCTCGATTTCGATCGGCTCGCGGGTAAGCTCCTCGGTAAGCGGCGGCATGACAAACTTGCCAGCGCCTTGCTGACCGACAGACATGTCGGCGGTATGTGCGAGTTCTTGCATGGGATACTCCTCTGTGGTGGGTACAGGACACGCCTGCGTTAACAGGCGTGTGGTTTAACCATCGCAGGTATTACGCGACTTGCGGACGGTCAGGCAGGGTCATAACGTCGACAAGTACCTTGGTAATGCCGGTCTGCGATGCTTGGTTGGAGCTACCAAACGTCCATGTCGAGCCAGTCGAAATGACCTTGACAAGCTCATAACCGATGGGGCACAACGTATCGGGAACGACCGGAAACTGCGGAGCACCTTTGTAGAACTCGCCGGCATCGTTGTAATCCACAATCTGGCCTTGTACGACCTTGAGAGCACCAGCAGTGTCCAAACAGATCACGAAGACGCCAGCCTTGTTGACAGCGATCGGCAAGAACGCAACGCCGGTAACAGCATCCGTCGTCGGCGTTGCGGCGTTTGACGCACCGGCTGCCGAATACGCCTTGCCCTTGATGGAGAACAGCGACGTATTTGCTGTAGTCATGGTCGTTGTGGTTCCGACCGCAAGCCCTGCTTTGGTAGTGCAGAAATTAGCCGGGATGTTTTGCAGAGAATCAGACATGGTTTGTTTCCTTTCTTAAGAGAGTGCAATACTCGGATCGACAGCGCCGATGACATCGGTGTAAGTCACCGTCACCGTGCCGCCAGTCAGTGCTGTGGTGCCGCCAGTAAAGACGTTCGCGCCGGCAGAGATCGTGACGATACCGAACAACGCCTTTCCGACATCGGGCGTTGGATATACGACAGCGGCAAGCGAACCTGCTTCAGCGCCCATCTTCGCGCTCACCGTACCGGCCGAATCGACATACAGGCACAGGACGTTGAATTTGTTGATGGCGACGCTGTTGGCAGCGACGAGAGAGTAGATCGGATCGGCCGCACTGAGCGCAACATGGCGACCACCAGCAACCGCTTTCACGGTGCCGGTGGTCTTGACATGCTGCGTTGTTGTAGCGATCGCCAGCGTACCAGCATTGAATGCCTGACTCGCCAGCCGATCCGCAATGGCGTTGAGGATCGGACGAAGGGCATTCTCGTCACTGACCGACGCCATTGCGTTAAGCTGTTGAGCTACGGTAGAAAGCATGACGCCCTCCCTATTAGATGTTGGTCACGCCGACGTTGGCAATAGCCAGCCAGCCAGCATTTTCCACCAGTGCAGCCTTCCACCAGATCGTGCCGGCATAACCACGCTGACCGAACGGATCGCTCTTGGTCTTCTGGCCGGGAGGCAAGAAGGTCGGATCAAGCGATTCCTTGCCGCGCACCGCGACTTGCGACCATGCATCTTCGGCCGCGATGACCAGCGGATACACGTCGAGGCTGGTGCCGGTCGTGGAATACAGCCCGGTCGTGCCGATGGCAGCACCCGCATCCTGATAAGACGGCAGGTCGGGCGACGTGACGAAACGGAAGCGTTCACACTTGCCGACCTCGTTTGCCATCGGCGTGCCGCTGGCATACTTCTCGACAGGGGTGAAGCCGGGCAGGTCGCGAATGTCCGGTTCCAGATCAGTATGGCAATACACGATGAAGCCGGATGACACAGCATCGGTGCCGTAGTTGTTGGACGCCGACAGGACGCGAGTAACGCTCGCGCCGTGGTTCGCTTGTAGCGCCTTGACGATCTTGCGGATCAGCGGCAGCGTGAGCTTGCCATTGACGGTGCTACGACTGGTGCCGGTGCCGCCGTAATACTGGTTGGTGCTGGCCTTGACGACGCCATAGACGATCATCTCGTTCACCAGCGCAACGCGCTCGCCGATCTGTTCCTGCATAGCCTGCGGGATGTCATCTTCATACAGGTCATAGGTCTTGTCGCTGAAGCCATACAGGCAAGAGTATTGCTGCATGACAACCGACACGTCCATCGGAGTGATGGACTCGGGCAGGACGGTCACACCTTCTTGCGTCAGATGCGCATTGACCATCGTTACCGCACGGTCGCCGGTCGCATTGGCGAAGAACTGGTTGGGGTTGGTCGTGGTCGCTCCATATGGAACCCAACGACGGGCAACGTAGGTGTCCGAGTTGTTCTTCGGAAACTTAACTTGGCGGCCGCCTTTGGCGAGAACTTCCACCGGCACGGCATGCTTGAGAATCTGACCCTTGAACTTGTTGATTCGCCCCGGAGTCAAGGCGAAGGTTTGCATTTGGCCCATGATAATTGGTTCCTTGAAAGATGATGGTTATGACGATTTGAATCCTGCATCGAACTCATCGTCGTCCGACTTTCCGGCATTGGGGGCTTGCCCGCCACTGCCGGTTACTTCCACTGCGGCGTTGAGAACTTCCCGTCGCCCTTGCGCCTTCTGTTGCGTCGCCTTGAACTTGGCGAGCGCGTCCGTAAGGACTGAGGCGCTGTACGTTGAACTGACTCGTGTCTGGTATTCGGTCGGCTGCTTCTTCAACCACTGCCGGAACTGTGTATCAGGAATTACCCCTTTGTCATCCGGCAGTCCGATCGTTTCCTTCCACTTCTCGTCGAACTCGTTCAAAGTCTCCTCGGCGATTGCACGACGGACGCGCCGCTCAATGGCGGCTTCATCGACAGGCGGCGAGGGTTGGCTGGCACTTGTTTGTGCCGGACTGGTGGCGTTGATCTTATCGACCAGTTTTTGCAAGGTCTTGAACTGCAATTGCGCCATCTCGGGGAACTCTGCCGCCAGATCGGCGACGACATCCTCGGACAACTCGATCTTGCCACCAGCAGGAGCAGACTGTTTCAACTGATCGAGCACGCGCTCGATGCCGCCGATCTTGCCGAAGGCTGTGCCGAAGCGTTGTTCAAGTGCGGTTTCGATCCCTTCGATCTTCGCCACACCGTCAAGCAGCTTGCGGTATTCCTCCTCGGAAACCTGCGTCATCTTCGGTTCGTCGGCAGGCGCAGCAGGTGCCGCGTCAAAGCCGCCATTGAACTCGGCAAATTCTTCCTCTGCCGTCGGTGCTGCTACATCCTCAGTCTCAATACTCATCGTACATACTCCCGGTTATCAACGACCGGCGTTTCCGTGGGTCGTCATCTTTGCTGTGGGCCTTTTAGCCGGCAGCACCTACATTCCCCCAACCCGTATTTCTTCGGGCTCGGGTGAATCCATTTCCAACAACGCCTTGCACTCAGCGATCCGACCGCGCAGTACAGCGGTATCCTTCTCACTCAATGCGACGTTGTTGTTATCCGCTTGAAGCTGCACGAGTCGGTCGGTGTAATGCCGGCGCAACTGCTGCCACAGCGGGTTTGTTTGTTGGGCGTCAGTCAGTCTCATGACAGCCTCTTGAGCTTGAACAGCGTCCGCTGGTAGAGCGCCACGATATCATCCAGCAGCGCGAGCAGCGACTGGTCTTCCCGACACGTGTCGTCACGGGTGGCCTGTAGCCAATCGATGTCGTCCTGCATCGCAACCTCAATGTCATGCTTGCCGGTGGGCAACATCACGTCAAAGTCGCCGACCAGATCGAACATGCCTTGATATGATTCAACCAGCGCATCGACCGCATCGGGCAGCGCGGCATAGAACTCGCCGAGCGCGACGTGCCGAGCGTAACTGTCCGTGCGGAAGTGCTCGCGGTGAGCAGCGTCGCGCATGGCAAACGTGCGGGAAACCAGTTCATCGATCAT